TTTTGTTTAAGAGGGATGAACTACGTCTTGCCGAACCGCAAGGCGTTTGCGGACTCCATTACTCGAATCTTTTTGAAATACAGGCAGAAGGACAAGGATCCACTGGACACGGAGGACAAGGATGTGGATTTGTGTCGAAATCAAGCAGCGTCCAACACTCGCGAACTCTATCCCTATCAGGTCCTCATCCGCGACTACCTCATGATTGAGACACCTTATCGGGGTATCCTCCTGTATCATGGCCTCGGCTCGGGAAAGACGTGCTCTTCCATCGCCGTTGCGGAATCTCTGCTCAGCAATCTCAAGGTGTTTGTCCTGCTACCCGCCTCACTCCAAATCAACTACCGCGGTGAGTTGCGCAAGTGCGGGAATCCAATTTACGCCTTTGACCAAGAGTGGGTTCCCCACATGCTGTCCGACGACAATCGCGCACAGGCAAAGGCACTGGGCATCTCAGACAAGTTCCTCGACAAGCGCCAGCAGTTCTTCACGACAGTTGCAGGCGGGACCCCGAACTACATGGGCCTTCCACCCGAGACAAAGAAACTGATCGGATTGCAGATTGAGGACATCATCGACCAGCGCTTCAATTTCATCAATTACAATGGACTCAGTCGGGCGTCTGTGAAGGAGCTTGTGCCGGAAGACGGCCCGAATCCATTTGATAACTCGGTCGTCATTGTGGATGAGATTCACAATTTGATTTCCAGCATCAGCGGTCAAGTCCCGAGTGAAATCCGCAAGCGACTCTACGACGCCATTTACAATGCGAAAAAGTGCAAGATCGTTGCGCTCTCAGGAACGCCCGTCATCAATCGCCCAAACGAGATCGCCAACCTCATGAACCTTCTACGAGGTCCCATTGAGAGGATTACCATTCCATTCAAGACATCGCCGACGTGGGACGAGACGCAAATGACGAGTGCGCTTCGCAAGATTCCCGACATTGACACCATCGAATTCAACGCCGTCAAGAAGTATCTCATGGTCACCCGCAATCCCCCCAACTTCAAGACCGTCTACAATGAAAAGGGGGACCGCATTGCCGTCAAGTATGACAAGGACATGGCCTTTGTGCCCATCGCGGCTGATTGGGTATCGACGTGGAAGACCAAGTTCGAGACGGAAATCGGGGGTGGAGAGCTGGCTGTTGAGCGCGTGTCCGTTGAGATGCTCGAATGCTTGCCCTCGAAATACGAGGAGTTTGCAGCAACGTTTCTGAATGGACTCGATATCAAGAACCCCCTCCTCTTTCAGCGCCGTATTCAGGGCCTCGTGTCCTACTTCAAGGGGGCCGATGAGCGCCTCATTCCGAAACGAGTGGACGACGACAAGATGCTTGAGAAGATCCCAATGTCCAAGGAGCAGTTCCTGTTCTACCTCGAGCGCCGATGGATTGAGATGAAGATGGACAGTCGCAAGGGGCGGGGTGCAAACGAGCTGAACGACGACAAGCAGACATTCCGTGTGCTCACACGACTTGCGTGCGACTATGCGGTTCCCCCCGATCTCCGAACGATCAAGAAGAAGAAGGTGGAGGGCGAGGTGGAAGTGGCGGACGAGAACTCCGTCCCCGACGAGCCTGAGACGATCGAGAAACTGCGTGCCAACCCAATGCGATACCTCTCGGAGGAGGCACTGACCTCCTTCAGTCCGAAGATGTTGAAGATGCTGCACAACATCAAGGAGACGAACGAAGGGGGGTGGAAGAATCAGTTCGTCTATTCGCAGTACCGATCACTTGAGGGTCTTGGCGTCTTTTCGGCCATCCTCGACACGAATGGCTGGCAGCCGTATAAAATCAAGAAGAACGGCATTGGGCAGTGGGAGGAGGACGCTGAGATGGATGCTGAGAAACCAGCCTATGCCTTCTACACCGGCGAAGAGAACAGCGACCAGCGTGAATTCATGCGTCAGATTTTCAATGGGCGATTTGAGGACAGCATGCCCCCCTCCCTCAAGGCAAGTGTGGAAGCACGGGGCAAGCGTCTGCTCTGCCTCCTCATGGCCTCTTCCAGTGGCGCCGAGGGAATCACGCTTGCAAACGTGCGCCGCGTCCACATCATGGAGCCGCACTGGACTCCTGCGAGACACGATCAGGTGATTGGGCGTGCGATTCGTATCTGTTCCCACACTGCACTGGAGCCTCCCGAACGAACGGTGCGGATCAGTTTTTACATTAGTGTGTTTACGGAAGAGCAGCAGAAGACCGCCGATTTTCCCAACATTGTGGCCATTCGGCGCAATGACACGTCAATGAAACGATACGACGGGACCCCAGTGGAGTCTTTCATGTCCACGGACGAGTACCTTTACGAAATTGCTTACGAAAAGGAACGCATCAGTCAAAAGATCAGTTTGTTGTTGAAACAGGCGGCCGTGGATTGCGAGATTCATCGCAAGTTGCATGGTCGGGAGAAGCCGGTGCTCAGTTGTATGCGATTCGATACCATGACTACGAGCGAGGACATGGCCTTCAAGCCGTCGTTGTCCAATGAACCTTCTGACAAGACGATGGAGCGCAACACGACGAGGCGGCACCGCAACTTGCAGGAGGTGTCGATTCAAAATCGGATTCTATTGTTTGACACGGTGTCGAAGGAGTTGTTTGATGGAGCAGCGTTCCAAGACGGCCAACGCTTGCTGAGGCTGGGATACAAGGTAAATGACAGGCAGATTCGGTGGCTGCTTACGTAGATAAGGCAGAAAACGAATCATGTTGACGATGTGACCCAAAGTTTGCAATGGAGAAACCCGGTAATGAAAGGCGCAAGGCGTCATGCAAAGCGATTGGGGGTGCTAAGAAAATCGCGGGGCACAAATTCAAAGAACAATTCGGTGGTCCTGTTTTACAACCCACGACATACAAATCAGAAGCAGACGCAACCTTAATCAACCCAGAAGTTCTATCCAGACTCAAAAACGTGATTGGGCTTATTCCAGATGGACACGCGTCTTTAAAAAGCGGCAAGAACCTCCAGTTCACATTAGGGCGAATCGACGAGATTACATCGACGGCAAATGATGCTGAAAAAATTGCAGCAATGTCTCAGAGACCTCTATGGGAAAAGTATTTGAAGAAGACGGAATCTGGAAAGCCAGCGTCTCTCCTCGTCTACTGGAACGGAACGAATTGGATCTTCTTCAAGATGGACGATGTTATCACACCTGCATATCGAAGTGGTGAGTTGCTTGCTCGCTTAAATCCACCTGGAGTTCGGATTGAATTGAGGTGGTCCCTTAGGTAGGGCTTTGAAGATTCCAGCTCAAAAGACATTGATATGTTAAGTGCAGGAACGATTGTAGTTCCGTTTTTACTTTGCCTCTGCCAACAGGTCCTCCAGCCAGCCGTCGCACGTGGTGGCCCAGCTCTGGAAGTTGTAGTTGCTCACCGCCTTGCGCTTCTCTCCCAGCGTCGCGATGGTTCGCTCCATTGCATCGGTCAGATGGTCGGGGGTGAAGGAGGGAATATAGAAGCCTAGTGGCATGTTCCCAGCAAAATAGACCCGATCGCCTGTGGGCACGAACTCGGCCACATCCTCATTCAAGAAACTGCGATAGCTTCCCACGTCCATGACAATCTGAGGGGCGCCCGTGTACAGGTGCTCCAGCTGGCACAGACCGTATCCCTCGCCGTCGGACGTGTTGATGCCAATGTCCGTCGCATTGTAGAGCTGGTTGATTGCGTCGTCCGACAGCACATTGGGTGGTGCAGTGTCCATGACCATCATGCGATTCGCATACGTCTCCTGCGACAGACCCGCGTGCTTCAGCTCCTCGCTGTAGATTCGCTGGATGTCATAGTACGCACCCGACTGGGGGTTCATGTTGGTGACAATCGTCATGTAAAGAGGGGACTCGGGCTGACGGGCCAGCAGTCGGACGAATCCCATGATGCACAGATCCAGTCGCTTGCGCTGGCTGTTGCGGTTTGCATTGAGGAAGAGGATGGCGTCCTTGGGAACGTTCAGTGCCGACCGGCTCGTCAGTCGGCCGTCGGGGTTCATGCTTGTGAAGGTGGTGGGATCGACGGCATGCCCCAGGATGCGGACATCGGGTGCGGGCCCATACTTGAGGTAGGTGGTCTTCCACGTCTCCGTGAAGCAGTAGACTCGGTCGGCGTGGGCGTTGATTTTGTCAATCAGGGGCTGCGCGATTCCATTGTAGACCTGATCGACGTAGATCCACAGCTTGTAGGGAGCCGTGCCCCGCTCGTGCTTCATCGCCTCAATAAACTTGTAGACAATGAGGGGGTCGTTGTAGATCATAACGACATCGGGATTGACCGTCTCGAGGTAATCGTGGATCTTGTTGAATCCAAATCCCTCCTCCTTCGGATCCTCGTTCATGGCGGCGTCGTAGGAAACCACTCCCTCGGGATACTTGCGGGAACCCGTTCGGTTCGGATGCCTCTGAAACCCAAAGTGAAAGGTCTTTACCTTTGGAGACAAGGTGCCAACCTGCTTGAGAAGGTTGGCCGCAACCTTGGAGTATCCCGTCGTCTGGTCAATGTGGGTGCTAACAAGAACAAATCGCATTATGACTTTCCTCCGCCATGTCCGTAAATAAGAAACTTCTTCGTAAAAGGACAAGAGAATGCAAGTCAACTCCGCGCAAGATTACACGACGGCTCTCAAGCGCCGAATTGTCGCAGCCACCTACATCAGCAACCCTCCTCCTATCAAGCGGCGGAACAACACGGTCTACACCTCGGTGCTCGCCACCAGGAATAGTGTCATTCTTGTCTTCGCCCTTCCGCTCTACCCCTATGCCAAGGTAACGACCGGCACGTGCTGTCTCGCCACCTCCGCCCCCAGCAACCTTCCAGGTTCACTGGTCTAAACAAACCTTCTATCCTACACTACAATAGAATGCCCGGTGGACTGCTCCAACTCGTGGGTGTGGGCGCCCAGAATGAACTAGTCAATGGAAACCCGTCAATGACGCATTTCCGTTGTGTCTATCGCCGCCACACCAATTTTGCAATGGAACACATCCGAATGACATTTGGATCCTCCAACCTCCAATTCAATCAAACGGCCCCTCGCACGATTTCATGCCGAATCGATCGGTATGCCCAGATGCTGAGCGACACGTACTTGGTCCTGACACTCCCTGACATCTACTCTCCCATGTCCTATGTCGGGGTAGGCAATGCGCCGCCGGGATACGATCCGGGGTCCACGGCGGTTGGATACGAGTTCCAGTGGATTAAGAACATTGGCTACAACCTCATCGACCACGTCAGCATTACGATGAACGGTCAGGCCATTCAGACCCTGCGAGGTGAGTGGCTGAAGTACTACTCCTACCTGACACACAATGCCGACAAGCGGATTGCGGTCGACGAGATGACGGGAAACGTTCCCCAGCTGTATGATCCCGCCAATGCATTCGATCGTCTTGGGCAGTATCCTCATTCCGTTGCACCGAATCTGGTCCCCACTGCGGTTCCGATGACAAAAGTTCCCGAGCCCTCTATTCGTGCGCGGCAGTTGATGATTCCCCTGCACTTTTGGTTCTGCGAGAATCCAGGGCTTGCACTTCCACTGACGTCTATTCAGAATTCGGAGGTGTTTATCAACGTGACGTTCCGAGCAACAAACGATCTT